GCTGCAGAAGCTCAAGAACAAGTACAACAACGGCAAGCTCCGCTGGCTGATGTCCCCCCACCGGGCGCAGGAGTGGGAGCAGTACCTGCTCAATCAGGTCATCACCAACGGCGGTGCTGTGCCTGACAGCGTGTACAACTCTCCCGCTGGCATCCCCTCCGTCGCCTGCCCGTCTCTGGACGACGGCACCATCATCCTGACCGACCCGAAGAACCTGATCGTCGTCAACACCTACGGTGTGCGCATCCGCAAGACCGATCAGGGCAAGGAGGCCATCATGCAGGACAAGCGGTTCTACACCGTCCACCTCGACTACGACCCCATCATCGAGGAGACCGAGGCCGCTGCCATCATCTACGGTCTGTCCGCGTAAGGCGCAGGCCACAAATCATGATTACTGACTACTGAAAGGAGAACACGTCTATGAGTTACAAAATCAAGCTGACGGGTAACGTCAAGTCGTACAGCAACGGGTTTTACACCGCCACGCAGGAAAAGCCCTATGTGGAGCTGGAGGACGCAGCAGCGGCAGAAGCCGCCGTCGCCACCGGCTATTTCACCATCGTGGAGCGGCCCGGTTCCCCGGCCCCGCTGGAGGAGAAGGTCGGGCAGGAAGCCCCGGCGACCGCGAATGGACACCTCGACGCGGAACAGCTCGGAGCCATGAGGTTCGACGAACTCAAGCGGCTTGCCGAGGACATGGGTATTGACGTGACCGGCATCAGGAAAAAGACCGATCTGGTAGCCGCCATCGTCGCCGAGGAAGTTGAGTACCCGGAGGACGGCGAGGGCGAGGAGGTACCGGACGGCATCTTCGGGTAACCCATAGGCGGCCCGTTTCGGGAGTCAACCACAAACTACATCAAGGAGGATTTACACATGAAAGTTCAGGGTAACGACCTTGGCCTGTGCGGCGTGGAGCAGCTTTTCCACGTCGGCGACGTGGCCTACAACACCACCGACATCGACGACGGCCTGCCGCTGTTCAAGCTGCCCCATAAGGCCATCATCACCCGCGCCGTCGCGGTCGTTGACGAGGCGTTCAACGCCGGTACGACCAACGTGCTGATTGTCGGCACCGAGGACGACGACGACGCGCTGATGGCTTCCGGCGACATCACCGAAGGCACCACCGGCGCGTACAGCAAGCAGACCTTCCTGACCATGGACGAGGGCGACGAGGTGTACGTCAAGTTCACCGAGACCGGCACCGCTGCCACCACGGGCAAGGCCTCCATCTACGTCTTCGCTGTCGGCATCCCCGAATAAGCGCGAAGGGAGGTGCGGGCCGTGGCAAGCAGACCTTGGGTAACACCGGCAGAAGTCAAGGCGTACAGCGACCGGGAGTGTGTGCAGGCCCGCAGCGACGCCCGCCTCACTGTTGACATCAGCCGCGCAGAGCAGTACGTCATCACCTACACGCACAACGACTTCTCGGACGGGGAGAAATACCCAACCGTCCCGGAGGCCGTGAAGACGGCGGCGCTGCTGCTCGCGGAGGCCTACGCATATAACGCCGTGGTCAGCTCGAAGGAGCTGAAAAGCGAGACCTTTGACGACTACAGCTACACGGCAGAGCGGAGCGTGGTGTCGGTCGAGTCCTTGGACTTGGCTGCGCTGCTCGACGACTTCATCGTGGCGAAGGCCAACAACGCGGTAACGATGCGCATGAGGAGGCTGTGATATGGCTATTGCAGACTTCTTCGACCACACCTGTGACATCTACCATATCGGGAGTACGGAGACCTCGCCGGGGTTCGCCCTGCCGGGGTCTCCGGCATTCTCGTACCCGGAGAAGGCAGACGAGGCGGCTGTCCCGTGTCACTTCGGCGTGAAGAGTGCGCATCTGGTCATAACGCAGACCGAACCGGCGAACCTCATGGACAACAAGATCAAGCTGACCCTCCCTATCGGCACGGACATAAGACTGAATGACAAAGTAGTGAACTGCGATACCGGGCTGGTATACACAGCGGAACAGCCGCTCAACATCAGGGGCCACCACCTGACCGTAGTCATTCAGCGAGTAGCTTTGCAGGAGGCGCTATGAACCATGGCGACCCGTGTGGATATAGACGTCTCCGGCCTTGAGAGCTTTTTTGAGCGTTTGAACCGGGCTGCGAAGGGGGATTTCAGGAAAGAGATCGAGCAGTACCTTGAGGCGCTGGGAACGGAGTTCCTGCGCATCACGCGGGACGAGATTGAGCGGAGGAAGGTAATAGACACCCGGCAACTGCTCATTTCGTTCACACAGGATGCCGATGGAAATGTCTGGCGGCTCAAAGAGGGCGAGCTGGAGCTGGAAGTCGGCACCTCAGTCAAGTATGCAGCATACGTCAACGACGGACACTGGACGAACCCGAAAGGCGTGGCGACCAGATGGGTGCCGGGGAGCTGGAACGGCGACCGCTTCACCTACGACCCCGGCTCCGACGAGGGTATGCTGCTTAAGCAGAAATGGGTGCCGGGAGCGCACTATTGGGAGAGCGCCCTGCGCATCCTCGACCGAATGTTTCCGACCCTGCTGGAAAGGAAGTTGCAGGAATGGATAGACCGCTACTTTGGAGGGTAGAAGAACATGATTGAGCAGGAACTTGCGAGCATCATCAAATTCGTCCTCGAAGCGGCAGGAAGTCCGAACCCGTATTACTGGGCTGTTCCGGCACAATTCGTCCGGCCTGCAATCTTCTTCCCAACCCCGGAGATCGAGTCCGGGGGAGAGACTTTCAGAACGTATCGGATGGAGTACACATGGTTCTTGCAGTTCTTTGGCAAGGACACCGCGACGGCCCACAACATGGCCCTCGCGGTCTACTCAGCCATCAAGGACGCGAGAAACCTCGTGCCGATCATCGACACGGACGGCGAGCCGCTGGAGACCGGCATCAAGCGCCTGCGCCTCGGCGAGCCGAGCCTGAAACCCATCGACAACGGCGCGGTGCAACTGACGATACGGTTTGTCAGCCGCAGGCCGTACACGGTACCCGATACGCAACTCATGCAACACTGGATTGCGACCATCGAGGACAAGACGGACGGCACAGTGTACGCAGCCACCAATATGGTAACAGAGGAGGAAGATTGATGGCAGGCGGCAAATTCATTAAGACGGTCAGCAAGGACAGGCCCGGAACCTACACCAATTTCGAGGACATCGACCCGTCCCTTGCGACCGCTGGCGGCGCAGGTTCGGGCGGCGGCGGTGGAGGCGGCAACATCAAGCCGGATGACTACCTCATCGGCAAGATCGTCGCCATGACCGTGGGCTGCCCGTCCAGCAATACCATCAAGGACTTTGTAGCTGCGGCAGAGGACATCTACTGCGGCGCAACGATTTTTAACTAAGGAGGAAAAACACATGGCAATCAAGAAAGATGCCACCGCCCCGGAGCAGGAGGAGCAGAAGTTCACCATCCCCCAGCTCCAGCGGTACGCCTTCGAGCTGTTCGGTGTGCCTACCAGCACGTTCGTCGGCGCGACCACCGACCTCGACGGCACCTACACCGTCAGTGAGGTCAAGCAGATCATCGAAGACTGGAAGAAGAAGGAGGCGAAGTAATCATGGCAGGCGGCAACTTCGATAAGTCCGTGGGCAAAGACCGCCCCGGTACTTATATCAACTTCGAGGATAACGACGTTTCCCTCGTCACCGGCAACGAGCGCGGCGTCGTCCTCATTCCCCTTGCGAACACCGACTACGGCCCCAAGGGTTCGTTCATCAGCATCAGCGCGTCCGCGCTGGACGCTGCCAAGCCGTACCTCGGCTACAGCATCCTCGACACCGACCCGGCGAATAATATGCTGCTTATCCGTGAGGCGTTCAAGGGCGCAAACCGCGTCATCGTCTACATCTGCACGGAAGGCACCGCGAAGGCCTCCGGCACTGGCGGCGGCCTGAACGCCAGCGCGAAGTACAAGGGCGCGAGAGGCAACAAGCTGGCCTACTCCGTCGTTGCGAACCCCGCTGGCGGCTTCGACGTGGAGGTGTACCTCGACGGCAGCGCCGTGGAGCTGTTCGAGCGCGTCACGAGCGCGGCAGGCCTCGCCGGTTCCGAGTGGATTGACTTCACGGCGCACGAGACCACCCCCGGCACCCCCGACGCTATGGTGGCGGTCGCTGGCGTTTCTCTGTCTGGCGGCACCTCTGGCACCACCGCCAACGGCGACGTGACCGACTTCCTCGACGCTTCCGAGGGCGTGGCGTTCAATACGCTGTGCTTCCCGTTCTCTGACGGTACGCTGCAGAGCGCGGCGAAGACCAAGATCAAGTACCTGCGCGAGCAGGTGGGCCGTGGCGTTCAGGCCACCGCCCCGTCCTTCGCAGCCGACTATGAGGGCATCATCAACGTCACCAACAGCTACGCGCTGGGCGACTACGAGCTGACCACCGTGGAGGCAACCGCATACGCTGCGGGCATCACCGCAGGCGCGAGCAACGTGCAGTCCAACACCTACCGCAAGGTGGAGGGCGCGACCGGCGTCGTGGGCCTCAAGACGCACGAGGCGGCGGTCACCGCCATCAAGAACGGCGAGTTCTTCTTCTCCACCAGCGAGGCGGGCGAGGTCATCGTGGAGTACGACATCAACTCCCTCAAGACCTTCACCGCGAAGAAGGGCAAGCACTACCGTAAGAACCGCGTCATTCGTGTCTTCGACACGTTCCAGGAGGCCATTCAGCTCAACTTCCCGCCCAACAAGTACGACAACGACCCGGACGGCTGGGCGGTCATGAAGGGCATCGGCGACTCCATCCTCAAGCGGTTCGGCCCGCGCAGCGACGGCGGCGTCGGCGCGATCAAGAACATCGACTACGGGAAGGACTTCCTGATCGACGAGGAACTCAGTCAGGGCGACGAGACCTACTTCAACGTGGGTCTGGAGCCTGTAGACTCCTCCGAGAAGCTGTACTTCTCCATCAGCACCAGATAAGGAGGACTGAGCCATGAGCGTTATGCAGTACAACAAAAGCCCCATTTCTCTGAAAGAGGGCAAGGTCTACATCGACGGCGTTGAGGTGCTGGACAGCGTGGTCTGCCAGATCACCTTCACCCCGGACGTGTGGACGGGCAAGCAGATCGGGGAGCGCACCAACTCCTCCCGCTGGCTCGGCTACAACGTCACCGGCAGCATCACCCGTCGCCGCTCCACCAACTGGCTGGAGCAGAAGATCAGGGAGTACAAGGGTTCCGGGAAGACCCCGGAGCTGACCATTCAGGGCGTGATGAACGACGCGAACAGCGACTACTACGAGGCCCACGGCACCAACACCGTGACCGCCGTGGGGTGCGTTCTCACCGGCGACCTCCCCCTGACCCGCCTCGACTCCAACGGCGAGGTGGTCGATGATGTCATCAACTTCAACGCAAAGGACATCGTGTAACCCATCAGGCACGGCAGGACAGTCCCGGATGTTCCGGGGCTGTCTTTTGCCGTATTCCCGGCATTTCATGAAAGTATAGTTCAACGAAAACCCCGCAATTATGAAAATATCCTGTCAGGAGGTTCAAAACCATGGCGAAAAAGAGTCTTAAATACTTCATGCGCGAGACGCAGCCGGAGGTCGTAACCGTCCCCGGCCCGGAGAGCTTCAAGGACGAGGAAGGCAAGGTCATCGACTTCGAGATCAAGGTGCTGCCTCAGTCCGAGATCATGCGCATTAACGAGGCATACCGCACCCACCGGGCGGCCCGCGACAAGAAGGGCAACCCGCTGGTGCTGAACAACGAAATCGTGTGGGAGACCGAGCGCGACAGCGCCCGCGCTTCCCGGCACCTGATGGTCGAGGCGCTGCAGTACCCCGACCTGAAAGACCCGGAGCTGATGAAGCACTTCAACTGCGTGGACGTGACGGAAATGCCGCTCCACGTTTTCCCCCGCGCCGACGAGTACCAGCACGTCACGAAGATCGTCATGCAGGCGCTCGGCCTGCTGTCCGACGATGCCGCTGACAGCGAGGAAATCGAAGACGCAAAAAACTGATTGCCTCCGAGGGTTCGGAGGCGTATTGGGCGCACCGCCTCTGGCAGCGGCATAATCTCAGGCCGGAGGAGTTCGAGGCCATGCCTCGCAGGATGAAGCTCTTTTATATCGCCTCCGAACTCACGGAGGGCGAGAAACCCGTGAGACGGGACACTTGGATGAAAGGAGGTGCTTAACGGATGGCAGACCTACTCGCAAGGTTCAAGCTCATAGACGAAATGAGCCAGAAAATGAGCCAGATCGCCAGCACCGGCACCAATATGCTGCGCGGCTGGCAGAGCGCCGGGTCTGAGGTCAATTCCGCACTGTCCAGCGTGGACAAGACGGCGACCGGCGCGGCGCGGGCCGTGGACGAAGCGGCGAAATCTGCCGACGCGCTCGGAAGGGCGACCTCCGGGGTGTCGTCATCCACAGAAGCATTCTCTGACGCTCTGGACAACGTACAGGAGTCCGCGAGCGGAGCCGCGCAGCAGACGGACTACTGGACGGATGCGGTCGGCAATTACGACAAGGGCGCTTTGGAGGCCATCTACACCACCGAGGAGCTGGTGGAAATGGGCTTCAAGACGCAGGACGCGCTGGAGGCCGAGGCGAAGGCCGCAGACAAGGCCACTGATGCCGCCGAAGAACTCGGCGACGCTTCGGAGGACGCCGGGGAGAAGCAGGAGGAAATGGCAGAGAAGGGCGGCAATGCCGCCAAGACCCTCGCCGACGCCCTCACCGCAGCCGGAGTCATCAAGCTCGTTCACGAGATCGGCAAGGCGTTCATGGAGGCCGCCGAGGAAGCGGAACACTTCGAGACCTCTGTCGCGCAGCTCCAGACCATAGCGGGCGCTGGCAGCATCGGGCAGCTCACCGCCGACATCAACGACCTGTCCCGGAGGACGGGTATCGCAGCGGAAGACCTCGCGGGCGTGGCCTACAACGCCATTTCCGCAGGCGCAGCCGTCGAGGACGCGGTATCCACAGCCGAGGCCGCGAGCAAGCTGGCGACCGCTGGCTTCACCGACACGACCTCCGCGCTGTCCGTGCTGTCCACCGCCATGAACTCCTACGGCGAGGCGGCAGGCACCGCTACGGACATTTCCAACTCCCTCATTACCGTGCAGAACCTCGGCGTCACCACCGTGGCAGACCTCTCCCAGCAGATCGGTCGAGCTATTGCCGTGGCCTCCGGCTACAACGTGTCGCTTGGAAACCTTGAGGCGGCGTATATCTCCACCACCAAGGCGGGCATCAACACGGCGCAGTCCACCACCTACATCAACGCCATGCTGGTCGAGCTTGGCAAGGCGGGAACCGACGTTTCCGAAATCCTCATGGAGCAGACCGGCAAGAGCTTCGGTCAGCTCATGCAGAGCGGAGAGTCCCTTGCCGACGTGCTGGGCGTCCTGTACGACAGCGTGAACGGCGACACCGAGGCATTCATGAACCTGTGGGGAAGCAGCACCGCAGGCATGGGCGCGGCAGCCATCATCAATCAGGGCCTCAAGCAGTTCAACGACAACTTGCAGGCCGTGGAAAACTCCGCAGGGGCGACGGAGCAGGCGTATGCCATCATGGCAGACACAACCGAGTTCGCCCACAACCGCATGAAAAACTCCATGCAGCAGGTGAGCATTGCCTTCGGAACCACGCTCAACCCGGCACTGGAGAAGGTTTACAACGGCGTGGCGAAGCTCCTGAACGGCGTGGCGAGCTTCATCGAGAAGCACCCGAAGCTGGTGAAGGCGGTCTCCGCTATCGCCATCGGGCTGGGCGTTGCGGCGGTCGCCATCGTCGGCGTCACCACCGTCGTCAATGTCCTAATTCCCGCGATCATCGGCCTCGGCACCGCCATTAACGCAGCTATGGGGCCTATCGGCTGGATTGCCATAGGTATTGCCGCCGTCACCACGGCAATCGTGGCGTTCACTGCCATGTCCGAGAAGGCAGAGGACGAGACCCTGTCCATGACGGCAGCCACCCGACAGCAGTATTATGAGCTGCAAGACCTGCAGGCCGAGTACGACAACGCCTGCGCGACCTACGGCGACACCTCCGAGGAGGCGAGCCGCCTGCGCTACCAGCTCGACGACCTCACCGCCAGCTTCAACGCGAACCGGCAGAGCGTGGACGAGCTGTGCGACGAAGTGGATGACATCATCCAGAAGCACAACGACCTTTTTGACAGCTTCGATAACAGCACTCAGGCCGTCAAGGACGAGGAGCTGGCGAACCTCGCGCTGATTGCGAAGCTCTCCGACATGGCGGCATCCACCGACCAGACGGCGGCTTCTCAGGCCGCCATGAATGCCATCATCGAGGAGCTGAACCGCAACCTCAATAGCGCGAGCCTGTCCTACGAGGAGCTGATGAAAGACCAAGAAGGGTCTATCCGCACCCTCCGGGAGTACGCCAAGGCGCAGGCCGAGCAGGAAATGCGGCAGGCCAAGCTGGAGGAGTACGTCGCGCTTATCAAGCAGCAGGCCATCGAGGAGGAGGAGCTGGCGAAGGTCAAGAACGAGGTGGAGGCAGCGACCGAGGCGAACACGGCGGCGCAGCAGGAGTACATGGACGCCCTACTCGCGGCGACCAAGTACGACACCACCGGGTACGCCGGTCTCGCGGTCGCGTTTATGCCGGTCGGCAAGAACGCGAAGGCAGCCGCCGAGGAGCTGTCCCGCGTCACCTCTGCGCAGGGCGATCTTGAGGCCTCCCTCAGTGAGACAGAGGCCCGAATTGCCGAGCTGGAGGCGGAGTGGGGCGTCCTGAACGGGACGCAGGAGCAGAACGTCCAGACCACCCGCGACTTCAAGGACGTTCTTTCCGACGCGCTCGACACCGTAAAGAGCGACCTCGACGAGCTGTGCGCGGCCTATAACTCCGCATATGAGAGCGCGAGGTCGAGCATCGACGGGCAGATCGGCCTGTTCGACACCATGAAGACCGAAACCACCACCACGGTCGAGGAAATGCAGACGGCGCTCGCATCCCAGCTTGAGTACCTGACGCTCTACACCGAGAACCTGCGGAAAGCGGTGCAGTATGGCATTGACGAGGGCCTTATCGCCTCCCTCAGTGACGGCAGCGCGGAGAGCGCCGGTTACATCGACGCGATCATCAAGAAGTACGAGGAGCTGGGCGCAGGCACCGACGAGGCCAAGGAGTTCGTGGACGGCTTCAACAAGTCCTTCACGGACGTGCAGAAGGCCAAGGACACATTCGCCGATACCGTCGCCAAGATGGAGACGGACTTCGACGAGAAGATGGGGCAGATTGAAGACCGCCTCACCACGTCCATCGAGGAAATGGACAAATCCAACGACGCGGCTGCGGCAGCCAAGGCCACCATCGACGCCTATACCAAGGCCATCAGAGACGGCACGGACGGAGCGGCGGCAGCGGCGCGAGCTGTTTCTGCTGGCGTAACGGCAGCCCTCAACAGCGCCATGTACAGCCTCTACTATACGCCCACCGGCCTGCCCGGTCACGCGGGCGGCACCGAACACGCCGAGGACGCCTTCGTCGCAGGCGAGCAGGGGCCGGAGCTGATACAGCGGGCGACCGGGGAAGTGGATGCCGGGAAGCCGGAGTTCTTCGTCGCCGGTCAGAACGGCCCGGAGCTTATCATCGGCGAGGCGGGGGCGAAGGTCTATACCCACGAGGAGACACAGAAGATCCTCCAGAGCATTGAGCGCGGCGGTCAGGGCGACATCATCAGCACGAGCTACGACCGCACCTACGACACCGACTACGCCTACGACATGAGCAAGGCCGTGGACAACAGCACCGAGGTGAGCAACGCCTCCACCAGCAGCAGCAACGACATCATCAGCACGAGCTACGACCGCACCTACGACACCGACTACATGACGCAGATCGGCGGGCAGCAGGAGGCCGCTGTGTGGCTT